TCCTTGTCTTGGTTTTCTTGCTGGTGGTGATATCCAGCGATTGGCTGATCTTTGTGGCGGTGGCCTGAAGGGCGGCAACATCCTTCTTCAGTTGAAGGACGCGCTGCTCCAGTTCGCCGTAGTTGTGGCGCAACCAGGTGTTCTCAGCACTGATGCGCTTGATCGTGGCCTTGACGCCTTCGTCATAGCGCTCGAACTCGACGAGCGAGATGGTTTCGCGGGTCACGATGTCACCCCCAGGCATTTGCGGATGAGCTTGCCCAGATCAGGTTCCTCGATGGCATCCAGCCGGCCGCTGCGGTCCTTGCTCGGAAAACCGTAGGGGTTGTCCGCGCGGGTGACGAAGGCCCGGTACGGCGTGCCGTCATCGGCCTTGAGGACGGCCAGCGTGATGACTTCATCCAGCACCCCCGGCAGCTCGAGCGCGGTCTTGCTGCCCTCCAACTGCAACTGGGTGTAGCGCCGGTTGAAGTCGTCAACCTTCTCCTCGAGGATGGCGACGTAGATCACATGCTTGTCGCGCACATGCTGCAGGTGCGTGAGTGCCGCGATCATTTCCTGACCGAGCAATCCATAGGCACCCCGGTTGTCGGGCTTGCCGGTTTTCTCGGAAAACGCCTGCGGCTGGGTCTTGCACCAGGCCAGACAGAGGCGGGAGAGCACCGTGAGGCTGTCGACGAAGTAGTACTCGTACTTCGTCAGTTGTGCCGGGTCGCCATAGTTCTCGCAGACATGCCGGAAGTGCGCTTCGGAGAACGCCTGATCCGCAGTGGCGGTCGGCATCGGACCGGCGAGAAAGACGACCAGATCGCGAAACTCGGTCCACGTCCTGGGTCGCACCGTGTCGCCGGGCCAGTCCTTGACGGACAGGTCGCCGGCTTCGAGGTCGACGAACAGCGTCGACTCCGGCGGCAGGTGCCGCAACTGGGTGGTCTTGCCGACTCCCGGCTGACCGACCAGGCCGATCTTGGCCGAGTGGCGCTCGCGCATGCGCGCTTCGGCGGAGATGATGGGAAGTGCCATCACGCCACCTCCTTCAGCCGGTCGGCCACGTCGAGTTTCCAGAGAATCTGGTAGCCGGAATGGCCGTTTCTGGAAAATGGCAGTGCCTCGCCCCAGGTACGCCCGACCTCCGTCAGTTCCCACTCGTCGCGTTCGTTGCGGTACTGATAGCCGAGATCGGCGAGACGACGATTGACCTGCTTGGCCGAGAGTCCGACGTGCTCGCCGAGTTTGGTCGGATTGACCGCCGCCAGTGGCTCGTTGCATGTCGGCAATGCGTGACGCATAGTCTCGATCGCCAGTCCGGTGTTCTCGTGAATGCAGGTCAGGGCGGCGGCCATGGCGATGCCGGGCTTGACGCCGGGCACCCTGGCAACCGCCTCGCCGATCAGCAGGATGGAGGTGACACGATCCTGGGTCGGAGCCGGCAATGCAGCCGCCGTGTTGGGCATGGCGTAACCGCCGGTCTTGCGGATCGAAGGCAAAACGTCCTCGAACACCCAACGCTCAAACCGCTCGGCAGTAGGGAGTTTGCTGTTCACGACCAGCCGGAACAGGTCGGGTTCGGAAATGATGCGGGTTTCCTGCTGGCGCCCCAGGCTGTCGACGATGGGGTGGCGTTTCACCACCCCACGGCAGTGCTGCTTCAGTGCATTAACCGTATCAGCGTAGCCGAGTACGACGGCTACATCTTTGCCGACAAACCATACCTCACCGCTGTCAGCGACTACTGTGCGAACGGCATGGTCGTCGAACTCAAAGGGAATGATCGCGCTCATGGTCACTCCTCCGAATCGATGGAAAGAGTGAAAGACGGCTTGCCGGCATCCACGGTGCGGGCGGCGGCGAACTGCTGTTGCAGTGCTGGTGGCCAGTTCGTGTAACGGGATTCGGGAACCGAGAGCTTGATGTCGAAGTAGTGCTCGACCTTGTCGCCGGAGGCCACGATGCGCGCAGCAAGTTCGCGTGCCATGTCCTGATCCCAGGACGTCTTCTTTGGCAGTTCAAACTTGATGCGCAGCACGCCATCACTGATGTGGGCGGTACCGAAATCTCGCCCTGACTCGCGCAGCGCAGCACGGGCCTGCTCGCCGTAGCACTGATCCAGTGCCGCTTCGAACTTGGTCCGGGCCTTTTTGAGCCAGTCGATGGCGGCATCGAGGTTTTTGTCGATCTCGTGCTTCTGCGCGGCCGGCAGTGCGGCCAGTTGGCTGACGGACATCTCGGCGATGTCGGCGGGGAAGATGGTCAGATCGCTCATGGCCACCCCCTTACTGATACGCACGAACCGAAGTCGAATAACGCGATACGCGTCGTTCGAAAGCTTCGATGTCAGCCAGGGCATAGGAGACCCGTGCCCCGAGTTTCATGAATGGGCATCCAAGGGCTTCCTGACGCCAACGACGCAGGGTCTTGACCGAGACTCTCCAGCGCTCTGCGAGCTCGTACTCGTTGAGCGCCAGACGTTTCACGCCGGCCGTGGGGTCCGAGCGGCCAATCCGCCCGGTTGTTGCTGAAGGGTGTTGCGTTTGCATTTCGATGTGCCTCCTGTTCAAAAAGGGCACATCGCAGTTTCCGCACGGATTTATGGGGAGTGTGCGGGGACGTCTATGGGAGATTTATGGGGTTCGCCGCAGGCGGTATTTCCCGTGATCGATCAGATCGAAAACGTCCTCTCGCTCTATATCCTTGCAGTCTTTGAATGCATCGTCGAAGGATTGATACGAGGAGTGGGCGGCGATCTTGATCTCTGCCCAGGTCACGATCGGTGAGGGATAGCCGTCCGTACCCCAGGATGCCTTGACGATCCTTGCCCGCGCGGGTGACAAACGAACAACTGTCTCGAAATGGGGGAGCAGAAGGTCTTGGTCATCAAGGTATTGCGTCCGCTGATCGGACGCACTCGGAGGTGTCAGACTGCGTAGTACCCTGACGAAAGCTGCCGAATCAAATTGGCCATTCCCTTTCTGTGGCCCGATGAACTCTGAAAACGCCCGCGCCTCATGGACGCCGGGCAGCGGAAGGGATGGCCGCTCGCGCATCAATACGACGCCGCGTCGCCCCCAGGCGGGGTCGGCCAGAACCGACGACAGGGCTTCGGGCAAGGCGAACTGCAACCGCCTGGCGATCAACACCGGCGCAGGTTCGGCGGTCGTGCACACACGAAAATCACCAAGGTGCCAGAGGTGGCCAGGGATGCGGGTCTGGTCTGTTGGGCAGGGCTCTTCCAGTCCGATCCATTTACCCAGATCGTGCAACCACGCATCGACGCGAAAGTCATGCAGCGCAATTTCCGAAAGCGGCCTCGACAGGATGCGCGAACGCCACTGAGGACTGCGGTAACGGTACACCCCGGCATCCTCGTCGATCTCGACTTCGACCTCGATCTCACCGTCCAGAAATGAAACCATCTGGCGCGTGAGGTAGGCATGGGCCGGGCGTAGCCAGCGACGCTCCACAAAATCATCTCCGCACCTCCCCATCCGGAAGGCACAGACTGGTTTTGTCAGATCGCCGGCTTGCTCCAGTGCAGCCAGAAATGCGATGTGGGCGGCTCCCACGCTGGACATCAGAACTTGACCACCATGCCGAGTTTCTCCAACTGGGCCATGACCAGCTTGCGGTCATCCTCGGTCTTGCTGCGATCATTGAAGCCGTTGGGCGCGGTGACCTGGACGGCCACGTTGTGAGCCTTGCGATGACGCTGCTTGGCCATGCGCATCACCAGCTTGGCTTGGACCGGCACGTAGACGGACAGGTCAGGGTTCCGATAGTCCTGGCGAGCCACCTCGTAAATGTCTCGATCATCGCGGCGATCGGGCTGGATGGTCATCGTGCTTTTCATCTCCTGGACGATCTCCCGATCTCCTGCTTCATCGTGGGTTTTGCGAAGCGAGGGGCAGGCCACCTTGAGGTGCTGAATGTCGATACGCTCGATACCCTCGATCCGCTCGCTGACGAGCTTGGCCAGAACGGTCGGCGACACGAATGCCGAAAGATCGAATTCCAGCATCGGCATGTCCTCGATCGCGCCGTCGGCCGCGAGCACGACATCGCGAAAGATCGCGGCCAGGTCGCGCCGAATCTCACGATCATCACTGAATACGCTCAGCGCCCCGGTGGCCGGTTCCCGTGAAAACCGGATCGAAAGCGCAGCCAGGTCGTCATGGGAAACCTCCTCCCCATGTTCGACCTTCGGGTAATGGACTTCGGCTCCATTGAAGGTGACGGTCAGGGTGTCCAGCACCTCCTTCGCGGGATCGTCGTCATCACCCTCTTCGTGCTGGTGCGTATGCCCCAAGTCGCGGCGGCTGAATTGCTCGATGATGACGTCGTCGCGGGGCGCGTTTGGATACAGGAGCAGAATTCTCTCCTTGATGCGCTCCTGCATTGCCTCATCTAGTTTCGGCGTCGATCCCAGCGGGCCACGGTAATGACTGGAATACGCTTCACTCCTCCATTGCCGGTTCATCACCTGAACCCGTTCGGCATGATCGAACCGCTTGCCGCCCGCACGATGCTTCTCAGGGTATTCCTGTTCGAGATACAGATAGAGCGCCCGGCCATGGGGGTCGCAGTGGCGGGCAAGCACGGCTGCATCGGCCTCGTCTCCCTCATCGAATAGAGACAGAACGGCTTGCTTGCCATACTCGTCGCCGAGGATTTCGATGCGCTCGGCGATCCGCTCCAACCGTTGCCGCGTCACGGAGGAAGCGTCGCCCACCAGCCGGTACAGGGACTTTCGCACGGTCGGAGGCAGGACGCCTTTGGCCTTCTCCATTTTCTCAGCGAGCTTTTCCGGTACATGTACCCCCTCATTTCTGAGCAACCGACGAAGCAAGGGGATGTTCTTGATCTTGCGCACCAGCCAGACGAAATGCTCCATGTCCGGCAGGAGGTCGGGGCCGTGGTCGGCCGATGCCTGCTTTGCGCCGTCACTTGCCGTAATGGCAGTCGCCCCCGAATTGGCCTTCTGGCTTTCTTCTTGCGATTGTTGTTGCTGTTCGGTTACCGTTACCATTACATCTCCTTCAGAGTTGCGCGTTGCGCGAACGCGCAACATTCCTACTCAAAAAACGCCGGCTCGTGGCCGGCACCCTGCGTCCGGAGATCACCGGACAACTACGTCAACTGGCACCGTCTGCCAGCAAACCGTATCGCGCCATACGGACCTTGATGAAGCGACCGTGAACACCGAAGCGCTTCCCAATGGCCTTCTGCAAATTCTCGAGGTCGAAATCGCCAAAAGGCCCGTCTGCCTTGACCGTGAAAGTCGTTGGCGCTTCCTCCTCCAGAAAGCCCGGGCATGCCACCAGCGTCACGTCATATTTCGGAGCCATCTCGATGACAACTTCGACCAACCGTCGGCGGGGCACCAGCAGTGACCCCATGAATTCGTTGGCGCGGAATTCCGCGATCCGCTTTTCCTTCTCCCGCTCGGCTTCGACGATCCTGGCGAGCAGCCCCTCATCGTGAGGCGGCGACACGCCTGGGGACGTCAGGTGTCCGATATCGTGCGTCGTGGTGCGGTATGCCTTTCGCTGTTGTTGATCTGGCGTATCGAAAAGCCCGGGGGAAACCTTCGAATCTGCAATCCAGCCTGGTGCATCGAACACCGCGTGACCGAGCTCGTGGCCGAAGGTACTCAACACCAGTTCCTCCGTCATGCCCTCGCCGACTGGCGATACCAGCAGTGATACTGCATCTTCGCCCGCTCCCGGATCGAACTCGCACAGGCCGCACACCTGTTCTCCAGTTTCATGGTCGGTAACCGGGTGGTCGAGGCTGACCCACAGGTCAAAACACAGACCATTGACCTTGAGGCTGGAAATCTCGCGCAGGGTTGAGAGTGGCAAGCGGTCTGCATCCTCTGCAACCAGCTGGGCGCGCACCGCGCTCGCGGTTTCCTCGATTGCAGGATTCTTGAGGAAGAGCGGCCGGAAATGGCCGGAGTGGCGGTAAGCAACCGAGAGCGACGTCATGCTCAACCCTCAGTCTTCGGGCGTTTCCGATAGGCCAGGACGACGTCGCCGAGATTCTTCTGTAGTTCCGGCGGCAAACGGTTGGCCTGCACGAAAACCTCGTCCATGTCCAAGCCAAGTTGCTGAGCCGCCTTGGTGATCAGGTCATCCTTGGGCGGCTTTTCCATATTGCGTTCGATCCGCGACCAGTACGCCGGTGAGATACCGATTCGCCGGGCGAAGTCGTTCAGCGGGATATCGGCTTCCTCCCGCTTTTGTCTGATGAAGTCTCCGAATGGCATTGAAAGTTTGCGATTGAAAATTGGTCACCGTCGAGAATATCGAACTCATCCATTCTCGTCAACTGTTTTATCAACGCGCAATCGCTCACATGGAGTCCAACGTCAATGAATCTTGGGAGTTTGCTCGCGCAGCCGTCGCCAAACCTGTTCAATGATCAGCATCGATGCATCGTCAGGGTGAATGCCAGGCTCGCGCTCACGCAGCACCTGCATCAAGGCTTCATTGCCTTGCCAGAGCCCGAGGTTGTTACGAATCCACATCCCCAAACCAAAATGCAGATTGATCAGGTCTGACTCTGGCATTGCCGCAATTTTGGCGGCCTCGGCTTCGGGCAGCGCGGCAATGACCACGCCTACTGCCTCATCAATCGTTGCGGGCCACTGTTTATTGTTCATTGACGATCCTTCTTGCGCCAGTCCCAAGGCGGTGTCGGTTCGGCGTCACGCCAGAGCCCGACGCGGCGCGCACGCGCCTCCTGCTCGGCAGTCTCGTAGGATCGCGCATCCTCGGCCGATTGCTCCTTGGCGTACTTCCGGTACCACCAGGCAAATCCAGCGGTGACCTGACCAAGACCGGCATCCAGTGTCTTGGCGCAATCGGGACGTTGGCAGCCAGGCTCGGCAACCATCACCTTCCCCACGATACGCTGGTAGCGATCATGCTTGCTCCACTGCACCTCGACTTCCTTGCCGAAAACCACCCGGGAAAGGCTTTCCTTCGATCTCTGGCCGAAGGCCTGATTCGTCTCGGGAGCTACACCCAAGTTCCCGCTTAATGGACTAAGTGACTTTTTACAAAATCAGCGAGATACGATTTTCTTTATGTCCATCAAACGTCGCAAATGGATGGACAAATCCATCACCATTTGT